CCACCAGAATTACCATCATCATCTTGGGATTCTCCACCACCAGTTGGTATATTAAATTGGTCTTCTGCTGTCTGAGAACCTATTGCACCTATTGTTGTTCTATCGGTTAGATAGTCTGTATTATTACCATCAAAAAAGTTTATTGTTTCAGTTATATTTAATGGACTGGTCTCTGGACTTGCACTTGTTGGATTGGGTATTACCGATATTTCACTTTGTCTTCCAGCTGCAGTAGATACTTGTCCATCATCTGTAATATATGTTCTTGCACGAACATCTCTAATAATCTCTGATTTGCCAATAGAACCATATAGATATGTTTTCATTTCAAAGTTCATTGTCCAAATAATTACTCTTCGAGATTGAAAATCACCCTCATATTGGTCATCATAAGATACATCCTGTAATACAATAGGGACATCTCTTTTTTCACTAGTGCCTGGCACTGTGGTCATTGTAACTGTAAAGTCTGGTGTAAAGAAAGGTAATATTTGTTCTACTATCTGTAATGCATCTTCGGTATTCTTTGCCATTGCATATAAACCAAATTGTATATTATAAGGAACTGGTGCAAACTGTGTTTTTAAAACTGTATTATCCGATGCATCTTGTAGTTTATATTGTTTTAATTTACCAAGTTTTCTTTCTGCATCGTAGTTTAAACCTGTAATATCAAATGCAAGTCTTGGTAAAGTCATTGCAACTCTTGATGTAGAATTGTCCATTAAGTCTGCAGCTTGGTCTAATCTTGCAATGAATTTTTGTTTTGGGCCATAGGATAGTGGAACTCTTATGTTTTGTGTTTGAGTTCCATCTGCATTATCTCTTTGAATATCAATCTCATTGAACATTGTACCAAAAACTGATACTGCTCTTTTGATTGCTTCATGATAGAAATGTGCTTTACCTAACATTTTTAATTCCTAAGACATAGTTTTCTGCAGCGTTTTCTGCATACATTTCACTTTTTTCTGTATATACTTCGTCTTTTATCCAAAGTTTATCTTCAAAGAACCTACATCCAAAACCATATTCTGCTTGATATACTCTTGCTTCTTTATTTCCATGTTGAAAAGTAGATAGTTCTTTAACAAAATTTATCATCATAATATTTATAGTGACCCAAATGGATTACTTTCTGAGAAGTCTACGATGTTTGCACCAGCAGTTTCAAAGTCTTTATTATCTGCAAGTGGGTCATTTGGTGTTACATATTGGTCTGGTGCAGTTGTTATAGTTCTACTTGCACCAGAAGTTGCACCTACGATATTACCAGCATTTGCATTTGATGATAATACAAACATTGTATTTGTTGCTGGAACATCTGTATCATTAAATGTTATATTATTAATAATAAGTGTTTTACTATTTTCACCCTCAGAGGTATATGATACAACTTGACCAGATACAGTTTTTCCTGTATTAACAGTTTGTGTGACTGTCTCTCCATGAACAAAATCTCCAGAACCAGAACCTAATGTCATAGACACTTGATATGCAAACGAATCTTCAACACCATCAAGTTCTGCAATACCAGTATCAAATGATTCGTGTGAGTATTCAAAGGTTTCACATTGTAGTTTGAACACATTAAGTTTACCCAACTGATAGAATGGGTTTTCATGTTCTACAAATCTAATTTCAAATACTTGGTTTCCAAGTGGGAAATAAATTAAGTCACCTTCTTGAGGTCTTGTTGATGTGACTAAGTTTTGGTCTAATGATACAAATCTATTCCATGTTCTTCTAGACAAAACGAAGGTTGCTTGGTCTCTAACTTCTACACCAAATTTAGAAAGTAAATCTCCTTCGCCTTCAAATCCTTCGGTATTTTCGATATACATTTCAACTGAATATGCATCATCAAATTGTGAAGAAGTATCTTCACCGAACAATTCGTCTTCATCTACAATCTTTCTTGGTAAATAAAAACATTCATGACCATAGAATCTCAAAGACTCTACAACTAAATCTTCGTGTAAGTCTTGTTCTGATTTGACTGCATGGTTAAAATATACATTAGTAGGCATCGATTACCCCATCATTATAGCAGATTCAGTCTGTAATAAATTACTCTGTTCCTCTAACTTTTCTATTTCTGTATTTGCATCTTCAAGGATTGTTCTACCTTGTAATGTTACTCCGCCTGGTAATTGTATACCATCAAACTTAGATAAATTTGTACCCCATTGTCTTTTAATCAATGCAGTAACATATTTCTTCAACCAGACATCATTATATACATCTGTGAATTGTGTTGGGTCTATCTTTCTATAACAATCTATGATAATATATTCACCAGATGAAACTGCATTATTCCAGTCCATATCTAGATATAATCTATTTTGTGCTTTATTGAATCTAATTGGTACTTGACCAATTAATATTTCATCTAACAATTGAATATGGTTTTGTACCATTTCATATTGCACGATAGATGTAGAAGAGATATCATATAAGTCATTTAATCTTAATTGATATCTAAGGTCAAACATGTTTAGACCAGATTTGTCTACGAATGGAAATACTCTTAATACTGAATAAACTGATTCTGGAAGAACAACATATCCTTGTCCTTCTTTAAATGTCATATTACTAGATATATGTGAACCTGTAGATGATTGTGACATACTTGCATCTGCTTTCTGATTTGCAAGGTCTGTATCGTTAATTTGATGTTTTAAATATGTACGAATAGTACCATCGTAATGGTATTCTGCAAAATATTGTAATGCATCATCTATAATATCATCAATCTGGTCATCATCCACATTAATATCTAACACTGGTTTACCCAGTTGTCTTAATGCATATTCTTTAAGTGTTGCTTTGCTGTTTGGAGCTGCCATAACATAATCCTATTAGAAATTTATTTTCTCTAATACTATTTATGTTATTTTTGATTTGAAAGTAAGAAATCGTCTATCTTTTTATTAATAGTATCTAAAGAATCCATCATTCTTTCCATATCTTTATGTAAGTCTTCTTTAGAAACAAAATCTCTATTAACTTCTTCTCTGGTACGATTGAGTAAAATTTCTAATCGTTTAAGTTCATTATGTTGTTGAATTATGAACCATAAGAAAGGCCCTACAATTCCAGTAAGAACTAGATTCCATAGTAAATGCCCTGTTTCCATATCCATAATAGATTCCTTTAATATAATGTATACAGTTATTTAGGGAATCTTATGTTTCCACTGTCTGGACAAACTTCAAACACTGGTATATCGTTTACCTTTCTTGCTTCTATTTCTGGATGGTTGTTTTCATTTTCTTTATCCCCCATCCAACTAAATGAGTTATTAAATGCAATTGAAATCCTATCAAAGTCTGTTTCTAATGGTTCTACATAATGTTGCATAGCAGAGGGAAATAATACTACATCACCTTCTCTTGGTTCTATAACAAAGTTATCTCTAGTTCTTGCAGTTGCATGTATAAAGTTTGACATGTGTTTTGATTGACCACTTAAGAATTGTAAAACTCCAGAACCCCTAGTCTCTTCTGGAACAGAAATATAAGCAACACCACTATACCAACAGCCTGGATGTGTATGCACATTATTATATCCATGTTGATAGTTTATGTTTACCCAATAATTACCATGTTCTAGATTAAAATTTTTATTATGTTCTCCACAATGAAATGGGAATACTTCTTTATTAAAAACCTCTTCTACACCATTAAGTAAAGATTGAAACATTGGTCTATCATTTACACCATCTACAGACTGCCAACCAGCACCATTATTAGACCTTCTTCGTCCTATAGGGTCTTCCTTTCTCATGGTATAACATTCTTTTTTCATTGCATCTAGTTGTTCTTGAGAGACTAAACCTAAATCAAGTAAGTTTGCTTTAAACACATGCCATGAAAACATAGGTAAATACATTATGAATACTCCTTTCTAGTTTTAAATTTTTTTATATAATATGGTTCAACTATTTCATTTTTTACATCTTCCCTTTGATTCATTTCCTTTAAATCACCTTTTATATCTGTTTCAAGTTTTTCATTAATTTCTTCTTTAGTTAAATATGTAATTTTACTTTTCCAAGGATATCTAACAAAAGGTACGATTTGTACCAGTGGTGTACCTTTAGAAATTATAAAAGATTCATCTACTTTAGGATAAAAAATTAAAATATTATTTGTAGTCAACTGGTTAAATTTGTCAGTATCTATAATACCTTGCCATGTAGACAAATATGGATTATCAAAAAGAAAAGGGTCAAGATAATAACAAGATGTACCTTCGGGCGTTTTTATCAAAAAATCCATTTTAAATTTAAGTTGCATCTTGTCATCTCTACTCATTCCTTTTAGTTGCCTTGCTGGATGACCGCCGGGCCTAGATAACATATCAGTTAATTCATGTAAATCAAGTTTATTAACTCTAATATAATCTATTGCAGCTTGTGTTTGATTTTCTTTTACTAATGTTTTAATATAAGAAAGTTTTTCTGTCGACATATCTTTTAGTGCAAAAGATATAGACACTGGTTCACCATGATTACCTTTACTTAACAAAACTAAAACTGTATGTCTATTTCTAATAAGATACCCCATAGATAACCAATCATGCATAGATGGACATTTTTTAATAGTATCTATTTCATTACCACCAAAATCTTTAATTATTGTTGGTAGTTTTTTATACCATTCTGGTTTTACTTTTTTTGCTGGAACTGGTTCAAATAAACTATTTTCAGTGTCTATAACACACTGAAATTCTATTTCCATTTCTTTTATTGGACATTGTTCCATAATCGCTCGTGTAAATAATATAGTATAAGTTTTATTATAAAGTCAAAAGTCATGATTGCACCAGCAACCTCAACTGAACCTGTAAGGACATAACCTATTAATCCTGTAGTAACTGTTGCAAGTATTCTCCATGAAAATGCTTTTGCAATTGACTTACTTTGTGAGTCCAAGCTGTCTCCTAATTTCTGTTGCAGAAATTGATTCAGTCTCTTTATCAAAAGATTCTTGTTCTATCTTGTAACCCACATCTCTACCATAGGTTATATTGACAATATTTGGTACTTTTTGTATAATGAAATGCACATTCTCTTCATATCCTTCTCCTAGTAAAAACATTTTTATGTTTTGTTTTACTGTTTTAAAATCAAAAGGATTTTTTTTACTGTTCTTCATTGCACGAATCATAATACAAACTTGACCTGTTTTATCATAACATCTTTTAAATAATGCAAGATGACCATCATGAAAAGGTTGAAATCTACCCAACATTTGTGTAGTTGGT